AGTTTTCGATATAGGCTTTCATTGCTTATTTCCCATTGTCGATAGAATCCGAATTTTCATCGGACGTGACGGTTTGCGTTTCGTTGCTTTGCGTGGATATGTTATCTCCGCCCCATCGGGGATAGATAATATGAAATCAGTGTATGCCCCTGTGCATACCGTGGACATTTTTATTTCTATGGGGTTATCTAACTCATCCCCGTTGTCAACTAACATGGAATTATCATGACCGTTCGTTATTATTATCATGGCTTCTCCTCTGTATCCCAGTTATTGGGCATGCCATCATACATATTTCCCGTGCCTTTTATAAGTCTCATTCTTGATTCCTCACACCGCAATGCTCGTTCTTTCCAGAGTTTCCAACCTGCTCTTGCCTCGTTAATTTGATCTGTCAAAATTGTGTCCTGTGCCGATATGCTGGCTTCTAAATCCGTAACTGCCTTCTCACTGGCCTCAAGTTTAACTTTCCATACTTCGACTATCGGCTTTAAATAATGAGATGATAATGCCCGTTCTCTTATCACCTCAAATGATTCATGCGGTGCATTTTCAAGCATTTTAATCCATTGATGGTATTCTTCTCGCAACTTGCTACATCTAATCTCGCAGGCAACCACCTGAGCTTGACTCTCATTGTAATCTTTAATCATCTTGTCGAGTTCGCCTTCAAGATGTTTGATGTTGGATTTGTGTTCTGCTACTTCCCTATTCAGCCGTTCCAGTTCCCAACGGAGTCTTTCGCCCAGACCTTCTGTATAATTATCTTGATAATTTTCCATCCATTGCAGGGCTTCTTCTATTTCTGGTTTCATCATTTATGTTTCCACCTCCTCTGTTTTATTTGCAATGTTTACAATTTTAATTATGGTACTTTTGCCATAATTAACTGTTACCTCATAGTCGCCCACCAAGAAAAATTCCATTTTACTCTCTTTAATAACAGCCTTTACTTCATCGTCAATTTGCTTATACTCTTTTCTGTTCTCGTCAAGTGCCTCTCTACGCATTAGTTTGCCTTCCAAATTCTCATTTATCCATACCTTTGCCCTTTCCTCTCTTATCTCACTTGGCAAGCAGATATTTGAAAAATTACACATTGAACATACACAATTATCAGTGATTCGTTCCGGTAAAATATTGTCGATAAGTTTGCAAGCCCCATTCTTGATTTCCTGATAATCTTCCCTGTCTTTGCGCTTCTCAAAATCAGCGATTTCTTTAATCTGGTATGTTTCGTGTAGGATTATCTTGGACTCATCTAAGCACTTATTGATTCTAACGCACTTGTCTAAATAAAATTGGCATAGCAATTTATCAAGTTTCACCTCAATTTCTTTTAACCAACCACTATTTTTATTTTTGAGTATGAGCAACCCGCTTTTAAGTTTTCTCCCAAACATATATAATTGAAGTTGTGGGATATAACAACGATGATGCGGGAACTTTGAATTAATAAAATCATCGGCGGTATTCATCGCTTTGAATAAGTGTTCTGAAATGCTTTTGAATTCAACCGCCCATGTTTTTTTACCTTTCGTATATGAACCATCGATATGACCAAAAAGGCGATAGTCAGGAAATGATACTTCGGTCTGACTTTCGTTGATTTCAATTCCGGCTTTCAGCAAGTCCAATTTTATGGCAGATTCTTGATGGTTCCCTTCATTGAAGATTGCCTGTAATTCCGGTGTAGGCAATTGTCTGTCTTGCCAACGGATAATAGAATAAACGCACATCCGAGTGCACGGGAACCCAATGCTTGACACGCGATTTGCATGTACTGGAAATTTTTGTTTCGCTTTCTTTTCAAACTGATTAAGTATTTTTTCTATTAACATTATTTTCCCTCTCCCATGTTCTGATAAGTTTATGGAATCTTGTATGGTCGCCACTGCATTTAAACAATATTAAATTTATTATTCTGTTATCTGATCTGTCGCCGTTGATATGGTGTACCGTTTCTTCTTTTGTTAAATATCTTCCAAAGTATGATTCCACAACTAATCGATGTTGCATTACATATCCTCTATTGCTTTTATTCGGATGATTCGGACTGTATATAAAAACATATCCGTAACGACTTATCGATATACCGCCTTTCCAATTTGAATTTTCACTGCCAGAACGATATATTCCCCTTTTTATTTTTAATTCTTCCGATTGCTTTCTACCGGTGAGGGTTTTTCTAATTTTGTCTCTTGTCTCTTGTGAGGGGACATATCCCTTTCTTGTCTCCAAAATCTTTCTTAATGATTCCGGTGAAAGTTTAAATCCCCTATGGCTATCCCTCATTTTCTGTATAGATTCTGGCGTGTGTTTTCTGCCTAATTTTTTGGCTATAGTTTCTTTTGATTGTTTCCTTCCCTTCTGTGCCTCGCTTATTTTCCGCTTTGTCTCTTCTGATAAGTGGCTTCCTTTTTTTGCCATTTAAAACCTCACATACAAAAGCGGAGTGGTTCTCGTGTCGTACTCACAACACCTGCACCCTCACGGTGTGCAGCCACTCCGCTCAATTTCCTATGAAAATACCGAACTATCGTGTCGGCTGAACGGAGTTGTTTCTGAGAATAGTTACAGTATAATAAAATACCGTTCTATTGTCAAGAACTATTTTTTAGAACCCCAATTCGTTTTCTTGCCCATCTTTCATATCGGCAATATTTTGTCCCTGTTTGGCTATGAGTGCGTCATAATCTTTTTTTATCTTTGGATAGTAAATATTTGTTTGTGCTGCGTTTAATTTTGTTACATTCCTGTAACCCTTATATTTCCCGTCCTCGCTCTTTGTATAATTTACAAGAATTTCTCCGGCAATAGTCGTGTCATTCCCCGCCATCGCCAATAACATATCTCTCATCTCTGCTTGTTTACCCTGTGCATCACTATCACCTGAAGTTGCGTTCCCACCCTCGGAACCTTTGGCATAGGTAACTTTTGTAGTTTTATCGCGCTTAAATCCTCGCTCCTCAAGATACGCCCATGTCAACCTGCGTAATCCTAAAAGTCTCGATACCCCATCGCCTTCCATCTTGGTGCGTGCGGAAGAATCTAAATCGGGCAAACTAATATCGGCAATATCCTTGTATTCACCACCTTTTCTGCCAATTAGTTTCTTGTGTGTGTCCCATATTCCAATTCCGACTTGCACCATATTCCCAAGACGGTAGTTTGCTCGGTACGTTACCATGAAACGCACCGAATCTCCTTCTTCAATTATCTCGTATCCGGTTGCGGGTGTGCGCTCCACATCATAAACTTGGATTCCTAAATATTTTTTCAATCTTTCTGCGGCGACACCATCCAAATAAGGCTTACCGTCAAAATCCACAAAATCTGTTGGCATGAGATGCGAAAGAGCGGCATCCACAATCCTATCGATAGCTCTGTTTCTACGATCTACTTGAGCGATATACTCGTCAACTTCTTTATCGCTGTTGAACGTAAGCTCCCCAACATCTCTCTGGAATGTTATTACTTCATTGGTTGGAACAATTTCTTCGTTGTTTTCTTTTACGGCGTTCTCTTTAGTTTCCATTATTTTATTCCCCTTTCTTTGTTTAGATTCTCCAACCGGATATTTATTTCTTCATCGGACAGACCTATTCCCCTTAATGCCTCTCTTCCTTTGTGAGTAAGCGATACTTTAGATTTGGAATAATCTGCAAAATCAATATTCACCGGTAAATTAAAATCTTTCCCAATCTCAAAGGCTTTTGTGATGTCAATTGCCATTATCTTCCTCCTTTGGTGGTTTTTTATCCTTATTCCAGTACGGACTCTTACACTTCGGACAAATTATTATTACTTCTTTTCGCGGATGCCACATAAGTAAGTAAAAGTCAAGCATTATTTTAATTTTTCTTCCACGTATTTTCTAACATTTTTGGCGCAATCCATATCTACTATCGCTCCACATGGTTTTTTAACATTGCACCTCACGCACTCTGCCGCGTTTACATATTCAAGCGACAGGCCGATGTAACATTTCTCAAGGTGTTCTATGGTTGCTCTAAGTTCTTCAACCGAAAGTTCGGGTATCATTGCATTATTCCTCCCCATAGAATGTTTTTAAATAAACCGGCAATGCGTCCCCCGAAACCTTAAAATATCGCTTTGCTCTGTCGATGAATCTTGGCATATTCTCTCTGACCTTTTGTGGTGCAAGTTCGCAATACTTTTCAAACTGCATATTGTAATATTTTGTCGCACCGCTTCTTGATTCGGCTATCATAACTCCAACTGCGCGGTTCCACTTATCCTTTTTATTGCAAACTGACCAGCCGACATGAATTTTATCATCAACCTTATTTGCAAGTATAATTCCGTGTGGTTGTTTGTGTTTATCCCGCAGATACATTCTAAATTCAGACATATTATTCTCCATTTACCTATTATCCAGTTCTTCTTCGACTATTCCACGAATCAAATCTTCAATGGTAGTTACTTCCATTTTATCATTCACTTTCTTTGCAAAACCGAGTTTGACCATACACTCATCGCAATAGTCGAATTGTTTTGAATAGCCATCATAATTATACCGTTCACGCGCACCTTTCAGGACAATATCGACACTAAACAAATCACCATTTGTTTCTGTCTGCTTCTTGCAATTATCACAATGATAAATTCTTGTTTCCATCTTGTTCTCCTTTATTGAATTTTATTCCATACATTTAAATCTTGTGGTGGTTTCTCGTGGTAATCTAATTCATCTGTATCAGATATATCGTCAAGTGGCAGCTCTACCCCGCATATCGGACAGTATGTTGGTTTCACGTCAATGCTAAAATTGGTTTCACAAAATTCGCAATAGTAGTCATACACTGGTTAGCCCCCCTTCATAGCACATGAATGTCAACCGGACTCCCAAACAGCCTGAAATACTTGTCCTCAATAACTTCACCGTCTACTTCTTTTTTCTTGCTCCAATCGTGTCGGTAATTATTGTCGTAATACTCTTTTGCCTGTTCCTTGTGCGTCTCGCGATACCGTTTTGCCATCTCCAAAGCTCTCTTATGCTGTTCGGGTGTCATATCGGAAACTTTCATAGTCAGACATATTCTCCTGTAAGTTTTAGACAAAACTACATGATATTCGCCGTACTCACATTCCAACAATAATTACTTAACCGTGCAATTTCAATGTCTCGCAGTTCGATAGTTGCCTCCAATGTTTCAATATGTTTCCGTATCGTCCAAACATGCTCAATATTATGAATGTTTGTTTTCGCAAGTACATCAATGTGTTCCGATATTTTTTCTTTGCTCATGGCTTATACCTCGACATATAAACTATAATGAATCCTGCAAATACGAGAAGCGCGACAAATGCAATGGTCATACAAATTGTTTCAACCATTTTTTCTCATCCTTTCGAGAATTTCAGCACACTCTTTTCTGTACACCTCGATCCACTTTTCGAGTTCAGCGAGACGGATAGCATCGGGGGAAGACTCGATAGGGATTGCTCGGAGAATTGGGCGGACACAATTGCAATCCGATTCATAGCCATACCATGCTGTATTGTCCCTGTACACAAACCATTTTGGAGTGTATTTATTATCAACCCGTTCGCTTTTCCCAGTGTAAACAAGTTTCATGCCACTTGGAAGACTTACGGGTCTGCTGTTTTCCCCCGTAAACGGCTCCCCGTCCCAGTGTTCCGGCTCCTCGCGGGCATACTCCTTATAGTCAAATCCGGCAGGCTTTGGGAGAGGCGAAAGGTGTTCGAGAGTTGTCCAAAAAGTTTTACCAGATACGTTTAGTTGATAATCCTGATCAGGCGTTTCTGCCTTGTTAATTTTAACTATCTTTACTATCTGAGCGTCCACCCATTGTTTAGCACCATCCGATCCATCCCACCAGACCTCATCGCCCACTTTTGGTTGCCACTTTGTAACGTTTAATGCCTTACTGATTTCTTTCGCTGTGTCAACATGATACTTTCTCTCATGCCTCTTGATCGCATCGTGAATTTTGTTTCTCATCTTTTCCCATCTCCTTTTTTAAGTCAAATCCGCACCATGAACAAATGCCAATTAACACACAATGTGCATAATTTTCTCTACCGCACACAGGACATCGTGTCAGCCCAATATCTCCATTGCTTCTACCTATAAATCCGATTCCTCTGCCATTGCATAAAATATTATCTGAATCATAATTATCCGGTGTTTTCTTAATTGTGAATGTTAACTTCTCATCCATTTATTCCCCCTTGTCGTTCATTATCACGCCAGAACCTTAATAAATTCTCCCCGTGCTACGCATTTCACTTGGATGCCGTTCAAGTCTCAAATATCGGTCATCGTGATTCCCATTGATTTCCTTGAGACTGTTTCTGCTTAATTCGTGCGCTCTCTTGGCTGCTTCTTTAACAGTACAACCTTTCTCCTGTTGAATTTCAAGTATGTTTAAAAACTCTTTTAAGACACAGACTCCACAAGTTGCTACACTGCCTTCACAGTTACCGCATACCGCTTTCACCGCTTGACCGAATATTGTTGAAGGATTCTCTCCTACTCCTGGACGAAAATGTTTAGTCTGTTTCACTATTTGCCCTCTTAAATGAAATCGCCCATACCCAAGGATTCGTGTCCCAACCATAGCCACGTTTATAATTAAGATACTGCCAAAGACTGCTGAATGACCCTATTGCGTTGGAATAGCTCGAATATTGATGATTCCATTTCTGCATGACTTTGCCTTTTGCGCAACCATGCCATAGATAATTTTTAAAACCCATCTCCTCTTGTTTGTAGTTTCTGAGACCGGCAACTGTTTTGAGGTCGTCTTTAGAAAACAGATATTCAACACCTTCATTTATCGCATCTTCCTCTGTTATATCCTGCAATCTTTCAATTTTCACGTCCGTTATTTCAAGGGTGATGCGGGAAGCCCATCGAGGCATGAAGACAGAAGGTATAGACTTTTTATGACTTTTTCCAGCATCAAGAAGGAGTTTAAATACATCTTCACCCACCCCTTTATTATCGGCATGATAATAGAAGTTTCCATTCTCAGGACGGTTATCAATTCTTTCCCGCACCCAAAGTCTCATCCCCACTTGGTATAGAGATATATCTAATGGCGATAAATCGCTTATTTGTGCAATATTCCATGCAGTATTTTTCCAGTACCAGCACCCATTATCTTGCCTTTCGGGTTGAGGTTTTACAATTCTTCTCGTCATACACTTTTTGCCGTCAAGTATCGCCATGACCATTGGCGCAGAAAAAATTATCGGTTTCTCTTTCATGCCTCTCTCCAAATATTATCTTGCGCTACTAAATTATTATATTCCCTGTCTCTCATAGATTGCAACTTATCCTCGTCCTCTCCATACAGACAGACTTCCTCATCCTCGTCAATGCCATATCCGCATCCGGCGCACTCTTCCAAATCACGAGGGGCATCAGTGAGCGGACAGGTTTCGGTGAGGGCAAATTGTTCAGCTTTGGATAGGTTCATGGATTTCTTTTCCTTTTTTAAGAGTTCCCGCAGCCGGAGTACCGCAGGAACCCTTTGGTTTGGTTGACTATGTTTCACTTTACCAGTATAGAGATGGACGGCAGAGAACTTGCTGTATTGTTAATGTCATTTTTGTGTTCGTAATATAGAATATATTATATTCCATGTCAAGAACAATCGTACCTAATTTCATTGATACCGCAAAATAAATTATATTTGACAAATATTTCTAATGTAGGTATATTATACACCATGACACTTTAATCATAGAAAGGAGACTGTCATGCCCAAATCCTCCATATTCGACAAAAAGGTGAATTTCTATTTGCGATTTCCAGACATTGAAATGTTGAATAGAATCTCCAAAAAAGAACGTATCACAAAATCTGAACTTCTAAGACGCGCTTTGGATATGTTCTTTAATACATACGAGAAGTCCATGAAACCGCCTCGCAAATCCTTCCTGTAAAAATTTCTACTTGACAAATAATTCCATCCTATTTAACTTGGGTGTCCGTGATTCATAGCGATTGCGGACACTTTTTTTGCGTGAGGACAATGTAGACATGGATAACACCCCCGAATATGTAAACTCTAAAGGACTACCTGATATTCCACCGCCTGAACTTGGAGATTCACGGGAAATCATGCGTAAAACGAACACCGAACTTTCCAAACCAAGAGATTGTGGCAGTGAAACCGGCAGAAAATCAGAATACTTTACAAAAGTACAACCGTATCTCGGTGCTATTCTCGCATGGAGCAGGGACGGTGAAAACCAGAAAGAAATAATAAAGCGTCTTGGCATAGCAGAAAAGGTTTTTTACAATTATTGCAAACGCTATCCTGAATTAGCACAAATCCTCCTATTTGGCAAAGAACATTATCTTGCTCAAGTCGAAAACTCATTACATGATGCCGCCAATGGTGAACTATTAAAAGAAGAAGAATACGAAACTATTTACATTGACGACCCGAATGATCCCGAAAATGGAAAAGTTATAAAATGTACCAAAGTTAAAACAAAGATTAAACGTGCGCCCAAAAACTTCATGGCTCAAATGGCTATTCTTAGAAACCGTTCGCCAAAGAAATGGAACGTTGCCGATAAAGTTCAGATAGAAGGCAAGCTGAGTTTTGGAAATCTCCTTTCAGAAGTGCGTGAAAATGAAGCCAAAAAACGTGCCGAACAATTAGGATTTGACCCTCAAAAAGAAGTGCAACAAGTAGAAGGTTAAAAATCTAAATATTCATGCTCCCATTCATAATATGGACATTTCAATCTTTCTTCCTCCATACTATTCCTCCTCGTTGTTTTGTGGTTCGGTTAATTCAAAGTTATCAAGATTTCCACCATACCTTAGATATACATTGCCTCCATCAAGAAATATACCTGTTGTATCTTCAGTATTCGCATAACATGAGCAACATACCCAATCGTGTCTGTGTTTGCTTTCAATAATATCGCCACAATGCTTACACCGAGCTTTTGACATATCAATATCCCCCATAGATATAATCTTCCGAAAGTTCCTGATTCTTTTTCTTGAGACAATCTTTCCTACATTCGACAGTCCCGCTATCTCCATCATACGAACAACACGAATGAAAGTTATTGCGCGATGTAATTTTGCTTCTCTTCCCCAATGCCACATGAGCCATCATTTCATCCATATCCATGTTACTTCTCCTTTTCTTTGAATTTTGGTATGCCAATAACGGTTTTTCCGTTTACGCCAACTTTCATTGTATAACTAACACCGTGTTTGTCAGATAATACCTTGACGGGTATCTCTGCTAATAAATATTCTCGATCCGTCAATGTGTTTTTGCTTTCAAAGGCAAACATTTCTATGCCTTCAATTTGTATTTCGCACCAACTAAAACCAAGATTTGCTAAGTTCATAACCAACTTACATTCGTCTTCCGACCAACCGTGATGTCGTGCTGCCCTAAGATGCGCTTCGGCATAAGTTCTTTGCGTATCTCTTGTGTTTATCGTCATTGTTATTTCTCCTTTCGGTATACAAGTTCTAATTGCTCTGGATTGAATACATACTGTTCTTTTAAATCATAGAACCATTTATTGCCATAATATTTAACCAATACATTATGAAATTCTTCGATTACATCTTCTCTCCCCGCTTCCTCGATGATTTTATGTAAAGTATTACATTCAAACCGATTACACAAAACCATATTAGGGAATGATTGCTTTTTGTTATTCGGGAAGTGGATAGTTACGATATACTTTGGAATAGAATCGTTTTCTCTGCCACTATGTTTCAAAACCACTATGTCATCTGGTAGATACTTATTACACGGCTTTATTTGCATTTTTAACACCTCTTTTCTTTTTGTTATTAATCAGTCTTGCTTTCCTTTGTGTATACTTCCTTGCGATACGGTTCCAATACGGTGTTCTACATTCAGGATTTGGACAATACTTTAAATCATTTGTAAATATTTCGCCGCATCGCTTACAGACATTAACCTTGCATCTCTGTTCCTCAATGGCATACAATACGCCCTCCAAGTAGTACCATAGATTTTCGAGACTCTTGCACGACTTGAGCGTCCTTTCCTGATTTTTAATTTCATAGCAATTTTGGAGAGGAACGAAAGTAAATTTTACGTCCGCTTTTAATTCCTTGTAAACGGCATTGATTCTCTTGATACAATTACGGCAAGCGTCCTCGTACATGCCGTTATCATATTCTGCTTCAGTAATTGGCTTCGGCACATTAGTATCGTATTCGTCCGCTAATTTTACCATCTGCTGTTTAATTCCCGCTTCGATAGATTTAGATAATATTTTTAGATTCATAAGATATTAGTCCTTCCTTTTTTAGTTTACTCGTTTAAAATCATAATATAATTTTGGCTTATCAATTCTTTTGAGGATAATACTTAACATATTACCATTCAAAAGATAATCGTATTCATTTACGGTATCATTGAACATCAATATTAATACTTGTGGATTAACAATATAACCGCCCGAACTAAACAGATTGACGGACGTAAACGTACCGTCTGCTCGGAATAGTATCGTATTGTTAGGGGCGTTGCACTCCTGCCATAATCCGATAATATTAGAATTGTCGTTATCGACTTTGCCGTTATCGAAAATACATCCCGTGAAAAGAAAGGACAAAAGAAGCAATAAGAAAAACAGGTGCATCGCTTTCATATTGGCTCTCCTTTCCTGTCAAGAAAATCGCAATATGCGTTGAAAATGCTTTGATTGCTCAACCCATCTTCGGGATTGTAATTATCATAAACAGCGTTAAGAATTTCAATAGCTTCATCTTTGGTTATATCCTCCGTTACACTGCCATTATTATTTTCTTCCTGAACGATTAAGTGAACGTCATTTTCGTCAAATATAGCCCAAGCGATAGTATCGTCAAGAGCGTAATGGTTGAGTTTTTGAATTAGTTCAGATACTTTTGGCATTTTATTCTCCTTAAGATTTTGTTATCGGTTTGTTATTTTCTAAATATGCCTTTTCGATTTTCTTCCAACCTTCTGCCATATTTCTTCTTAACTCATTTAAGCTTTTAAACATCATTTCCTCAGCTTGTTCTCTTGGCATACCTTGACTTATCATCCAACCTACCAACCGTTCAAGTTCATCGTGCAATTTACGGTTTCTCATTCAATTACCTCATATTCCCCTACAACATTACTATTGGAATCTTCAATTAACCCCATAAAATCACCTCTTGATATTCTATGTTTAATATCATCCAATATCCAAGATATTTCAGAAGTATCAATATCATCGTCAATATCTCTGCAGGCTGAACTGTCTGTTTTAAATTCTATTTTTACCATTACGTATAGATTACCCCGCCTTGTGTTTAAAGAAATTCAATGATTTTTGCAATAAAGATAGACGTATTCTCGCCACGCGAATATGAATCTGCAAATTTATAAGCTTCTTCTTGTTTTCTGAATATTTTGTATGATATTTCGCCACAATCTGTTATTACAATTACATACATTTTTACCTCTCCTTTTGCAAACGCTTAAATTCTTTACAAAAACTCTTTATCTCGTCCCTTCGCTCTTCAAAATAATAATCACGCAATATAAACGGCTCACTTAAATTTATAGCACAAGATTCAGTACATCCACCCGGACTTACGGAATAATTAGAGCATTTATCACAGACAATGGAATCTTGATTCATCTTTCGCACCTTTCTTTTATTTCCTCTTGATTTCCTTCCATCCAGTCATATTTACGATACCTGGACAGGAAGAACAATAACTCGCTTTCTGAATCAAAAACTCGAAACATAGAAATTGAACCGATACTATTTCTTTTTACCACATAGAATTTTTTCATAATTTACCTTTCGGTTTTACATAAAATGAGACATGTTGTTAGCGATAACCTGAATATCTTTCCTGCTCATATGCTGATGAGCTATCTCTTTTACAAATGCTATCATAAAAGCCTTTGGTAAAATATAGTTATCTTCTGCGCTTTCCAGGTCAATACAGCCGGATTTTAGTATTTTATCAATCCGATTAGGCAACATATCTTCTTGAATTTCTTTCATTAGCTCATTGACCTTTTGAGCGAATTGTTCTTTTGTCATTGGTTATTCTCCTTTGATTGTTTTTAAATAGTCAAAAGGTGTCGTTAATTTACCGTATGGCATATCGAAAAGGATTATGTTTGTCATCAATAATCCTTATCATTATTATTGCCTGTTCGGGTGTAACTTTAATTCTGTACTTTGTCGTACCGCCCGAATTACCTTTCCATTCAAAACCGTAAACATCAATATAATTCTGCCGAATACCTTTCAATACCATAATACCACAAGGGAAATCATAAGCTCCCTTGCCGTGTACGCTTGCCAATTCGATTGCTTTCATTTGAATAGCTCTCCTTGTTTGATTGTTGAAACTGTTTTAACTTTCTTCTTGCCGTCGATCTGTTCAACTAACTTCAATAATTCACTTGAAAAGTAAACAGTGTTATTGATAATTCTTATACTTGGCAACCGTTCGAGTTTATGCATTATCCGTTTTGACTTAACCGTTGTACGAACGGCATAATCATATAAAGTGAATTTCATAATACTAATTCCTTCAGGGTAATAGTGTTTTTATAACACTTAAATCATCATCACGAATCATAAATAAACAAGCGGTAAGAGCTTTAATTCTTGCCTCATATTCATACCATTTATCAGATTCAATTTCAAAATTATCTTGTAATTCTTCGGCGTAAGAGATTGCTAATTCCATTTTCCGAATATAATCAACTCTGCTTAACATAATGTTTTACCTTTCTCCGATAATCACCGGCTTTTCTATTATGCCAGTCTGAGGCATATACAGCCGACAAATAACCTCTTGGCGACGCAAGTATTAATACCCTTGATTTCATGGCTTTTATAATCCTTTCTTTTCTGCGACTTCCCGTCCCGCCTAACTTTTCTACTTTCATTTCTTCTTTTCTCCCTTCTCGGCTTCACGAGA